CAACGTAAACAGGCGATGTATACCCGAATGGCAGCCTTCCCGGCGGTGAAAACGTTCGAAGAGTATGACTTCACATTCGCCACCGGAGCACCGCAGAAGCAACTCCAGTCATTACGCTCACTCAGCTTCATAGAACGTAATGAAAATATCGTATTACTGGGGCCATCAGGTGTGGGGAAAACCCATCTGGCAATAGCGATGGGCTATGAAGCAGTCCGTGCAGGTATCAAAGTTCGCTTCACAACAGCAGCAGATCTGTTACTTCAGTTATCCACGGCGCAACGTCAGGGCCGTTATAAAACGACGCTTCAGCGTGGAGTAATGGCCCCCGCCTGCTCATCATTGATGAAATAGGCTATCTGCCGTTCAGTCAGGAAGAAGCAAAACTGTTCTTCCAGGTCATCGCTAAACGTTACGAAAAGAGCGCAATGATCCTGACATCCAATCTGCCGTTCGGGCAGTGGGATCAAACGTTCGCCGGTGATGCAGCCCTGACCTCAGCGATGCTGGACCGTATCTTACACCACTCACATGTCGTTCAAATCAAAGGAGAAAGCTATCGACTCAGACAGAAACGAAAGGCCGGGGTTATAGCAGAAGCTAATCCTGAGTAAAACGGTGGATCAATATTGGGCCGTTGGTGGAGATATAAGTGGATCACTTTTCATCCGTCATTGACAGCAGCTTCCAGCTTCAGGTAAGTTTCTCTACAACGGCCATAATGCGGTCGGCAAACAGACTGTAGTTGTCTGTGAGGGGGCGTTCGATGTTATGGGGGTCAAACGAGCTATTTTTGACGAAGAAACATTACGCGATTACGTGGAACCAATAGGAACGTTCGGGATGCATCTATCTGGTAACACCACTCAGGATGCAGAAGATCAGTTGGGCGCGTTCCTGACGCTCAAGGCGCGTGGATTACGTAATGTGATCATGATGTGGGATAGTGAAAAGCAAGCTATACGAAACACTATGGCCGCAGCCAGGCGACTGACCAGTATCGGTCTTAATGTGAAAATTGCATGTTTGGGCGAGGAAGGACTCGACCCCGGCGATGCGACCCCGGGGCAGATTATCAAAGCCTACTATTGCGCAAAACCTTACTCACGACAGCTTGAACTTTTAAGCAAGGTAAAAGGCATAGCAGCATTAGTTTGAACCAGTATTAGTCACGTACACATTGACCGAAAATGATTTAACTTCTGTGTTGAAGTTGTCAGTCATTACCGCGAGGTAGGCATTCTTGGTATCTCTGAATTGCTTCAGTATGATTTGAACGTTATCGGTGCAAACAAACGAGGTAGCCAGATTGCCTCCTTTCTCTGAAAAATCCTTCAGGAAGGTGCAGTCAACTTTGCCATCATTAGCGGTGAAGGTAGCATCATCACCCTGCCAGGTAAATGTAGCGTTAACGCCATTATCAATGGATTTAGCAATAAGTCGCTGGGTGGCGGATTTTGTTTTGGCTTTGGAAGCCGGCGCTCGATATTTGCCGCTTTCTTTCAGTTCTGCAATGTAATCACAGCCATTTTTATCTTCTTTATCACAAGCAGCCTGATAAAGCTCAGCTGCTTTTTTATAGTCTTTTTTAACCCCTTCACCATACTCATACATAATGCCAAGATTTGTCATGGCATCGGCGTTTCCGAGTTCAGCAGCTTTTTTATACCACTTAATTGCTTCGGCATCGTTGCGTTTAACACCTAAACCGTCATCGTATAAGGTGCCTAATGCGAACATGCCATCTGAACTACCTTGATCCGCCGCTTTTTTGTAATAAGTAAAAGCTTTTTTATAACTCTTTTGTACACCTTTACCATATTGGTAATACGCACCAAGAAGGTAGCTAGCTTTAACATACCCGGCATCAGAGGCTAGTTTGAAGTATTTAATGGCGAGCGCATGATCTACTTTACCAAGCATCCCCTTTTGATAAATAGCACCAAGATTGTTATAGGCTCTACCTTCACGAGCATCTCCCGCAAGTTTGTAGTACTCAACTGCTTTATTTAAGTCTTTATCTACACCCTCGCCAAATGTGTACATAACTCCAAGTGCATAATATGCTACTTTGTCTCCCTTTTCTGCAGCGAGATCAATCCACTTCTTGGCCTCAACTACATCCTTATCAAAACCATTGATACCATCAAAATAATTTGTCCCTAACTCACTTTGTGCTGCGGTATCCCCTGCGGTAGCGGCTTCTATCAGCGTTTGTTTATTGTCTGCGTTAACGAATCCAGAGCTAAAAAGCAAAGTTAATGCCAGCAACGATGAAGATTTTATGTATTTCATATTTTTTGTTCTGTTGATATAGGATGAACAGTTTAGACGCGGCAAGTGTCAAGTGTGCGAAAAATGGTACTTAAATTTAGTTAATATGTCAGCTTTGTTGATTTAGTTTATGGTCGGTAAAGTTACTAGGAAACTAATAACCATAAGAAATAGTACGCCATTTAATTATTGTGGCACTGCTCGTGTTTTGATTAACTAATACCTGCGATAAATATAAATAAAGGGAAGCCAACATGAGCAAAAATAAGCTGATTTTAACAGGAGCTTTATTGTCTTTGTTTGCTTTAGTGGGGTGTAAGCCTACAGACGAGAAGGCTATTGCTCTGGGCCAACAAGCAATTGCGGATGATATGAAAGATCCCATGTCGGTGATGTTTAGGAAAGATAAGTTTGTCAGGACTGATCATGACGATGGGAGTGTGACAGGCTTTGTGTGCGGAGAATTGAACGCCAAAAATGGCTTTGGTGCATACGTGGGCTATCACTCATATGTTGTTGAACTCGAAATGAAGCCAAAGGGCATGTTTTCGAAAGGGGTGGTATACAAAATCCTATCGAAGTCGTTGGCACCTAATGATCCTCATGACTTACAGCGTTATAAGCAGGTCTACAGAAAGATGTGCAACAGTGAGGCTGTAGCTCATTAATGGTGAATGCCGGGCAGACTATAAGCCCGGCATCTTCGTATAGGGAACAATTGCGCCTAAAATGATAAGTAGATACATACTTATTTTTTTGTAAGAATACTTTCATCTGTTAGCTAGGAGTTGGTATGAAAGACGAAATTCAGAAATTGGCCTGTGACATCATTGATAAAACAGGTTTAGAAATCAGCGAGGGCAGTCGACTAGACATCATTGGAAAGGCCGTCAATACAGCAATGAATCATATCGCTGCTCGTATGGACGAGATCCCGCTACCAGGGTTGCCTTATCTGAAAGTTGAGTTACACGTATGGGGCGAACCTTCTTGTGCACGGCGTTCTGCATTAGTTGTTTTTATTAGCAAAGAAAACCCGCTCAGTCTTAAAGTGCAGGTTGGAGCATGGCTTGATGGCAGAGTGATCTACACAAATACCGTTTTTTGTCTTTCAAACGACGAAACTATTGAAGCGGCCATTCAAGAAGCAGTTCTAGCAATGCGCAGCAGCGGTTTGATGAAGAATAACTACGAAGAGTACTTGCGTTCGATAAGTGGTGAAAAGACATTATCTCTGAAAGCAGATTTCGTTACCCCGAAAAATCTGTTGGAAGTTTTGATTAATAAAGGGGCTAATAGTGCCGTAAATGTAATCAGAGAGAGTGAATACGCGTCTCTTTGGGATATGTGCAAAAGCCAGTTGGATCTTGTGCATATCGTTGTTGATGCGGGGAAGGCTTGTGATGGCGTAATGGCGGAATTTGCTGGGAAGATGGTCAGGATTGCTAACGAATTACCGATGATTAAACAAGAGACTAAATCATACGCCACCAATCATGTCACAGAGCTTCTTGCCCCTTATCGCTTAGAAAGCGATCAGCGCAAGATGATTAGCTGGGGAAGTTGGTAAGCTCTCTGTGTGTCGTTTTTTACGCAAATAATGATAGGTAAGCACAAGATTATTTCTAGCGGTAATTGTGAAAGCTGATTTGTCAAAAATCCCTTCTATTTCAGGAAATAACGGTTATTCACTTCGTTGTGAGGAAGTAAAGATAAACGGTGAGTCGGCATATTGCAGCTATTCCGTTTGCCAGCACACCATTCTTGCCTTCAAAGAAAACCGTCTTCCTCGAACTTCTTTCCAGTCGTGCGCAACCGCTATTAAAGCAGGCAAATGCAAGGCGTTAAAAATGATGGTTGAAGAGATTCGTAAAGGAGAATCTCTGTATTTCGAAGATATGACCGCACTCATTAAGGAGGTTGAAGAACGGAATAAACAAGCCAGAACTATAAAACGAAAACGTGACAGTGTAACGATTAATAGCATGGTTAAGAAGAGCGCCACATCACAAACAGCGATCACTGACGTGTATGCGGCGTTGCTTGAAGAAACAACAAAAGAAACACATGAGCAAATCGATCAACATATGGAGGCAAAACAACAATGAAAAAGTTGATCGCACTTAAGCATAAGCTGGACGAAATGAAAGCTATGGGAACCAATGCAAAAAAAGATGCATTGGCCAACATGGATGACTTTGAACAAAGCATGGTTTCATTGATGCTCAACCCTTTCATCCGTTTTGGGGTAAAGAAATACAAAGTGGCAGAGCCGCTTAGTGAGTCCGTCCCAAGTGACGAAAAAGCCATTGATGTACTGAATAAGCTGGCCTCTCGCGAGCTGACGGGGAACGCAGCAATAGTTGCTGTTGGGTCTATCGTGGCGTCAATGTGCGCCGATGGGCAGGACGTGTTCCGTCGTTTCCTCTTAAAAGACCCGAAAGCAGGTGTTGGGATTAGCCTATGCAACAAGGTTTTTGAGAATCCCATTCCGAAATTCGAGGTGCAGCTGGCGTCACCGTATAAAGAAAAAGGCGACAAATACCCCTTCAAGCCAAATCCTAAAGCAAAATGGCCGATGATTGGCAGTCTTAAGCTCGATGGTTTGCGAGTAATTTGCGAGGTTATTGTTGACGAGGAAGAGGTTAACTTCCTTTCTCGTACTGGTAATCCAATCACGTCTCTCGATCACCTAAAGCCAGCCATGCTCGAATTAGGCAAACTTTCAGGCCACAAACACATCTTCTTCGATGGTGAAGGAACAGCCGGTTCATTTAACCAGTCCGTATCTGCATTGCGCAAAAAGAACGTGCAGGCAATTGGCGCTATTTATCATGTTTTCGACTTCTTCCTACCGGAATGGCGAGCACAGGCTAAATCCAAAGAGTATGCAAAGACAGGTATGAAGCTGAAAGAGCGCCTGGCTATGCTGGTGGCGTTGTTCAAAAACGATCGCAGTGAAGGCTACGCACAAGACATTCACCTGCATCCGTTCTATATCATCCATAGCCACGAAGATTTCATCGAACGCTTCATGAAACGCCTGGACGATAACGAAGAAGGGGAGATGGGCAAAGATCCGAACTCTGTTTACGAGTTTAAACGTACCCGCAGCTGGTGGAAGTTAAAAGACGAAGATTCAGAAGATGGTGAAATTATCGATTTTGAGCCGGGCGATCCGGACTCTGGTTTTGCCAACACGCTTGGAAAAATTGTTATTCGTCTTGAAAACGGCGTCATCGTTCGTGCGAGCGGTATTAAGCATAAATATCTGGACGAGATCTGGAACAACAAAGAGAAGTACCGTGGTCGTATTGTTGAGGTTCATTGTCACGAGAAAACACCGGATGGCAGCTTACGCCACCCCCGACTGAAATGGCCGCGTTGCTTACGCGATACAGAAGATCGAATCGGAGATAAAGAATGATGCTCGGCTGGATGATTGCATTTTTAGCAGTTGGTTTTTTCATAGGTATTGTGGTGATGTCCAGTTGCATCAATGACTACATTAAAAGCGGTGTTATAGAAAGACGCGGTCGTATTTATCGCATTGTAGAAATAACCAACACCCTGAAGGAGATTAAGGATGATCGTATTAAGTAAACGGGAGAAGGAAACGCTTCATGAAATCAGTAAGTGGCCGGAGTTCCCTGAGTACTGGAAGCCTAAAACGCGAGCTAAGTTAGAGCGTTTAGGGTTGGTTGCAAACGTTTCTGAAACGTGGTGTTCGGCCAACTACCAGTTAACTGATAAAGGGAAAGTATTGCTACAGCAATTAGTAGAATCAGGAGCGTTAAAATGATTCCATACATCTCATTAGCTTTTATGGGTGGCTTCCTTATCGGCTTCGGCATCTGTCGTGATTTAATTAAGCAGGAACTTAAAACCAAAACACTGTGCATCGGAAAGCGTGTGTATCGGGTAGTTCATGAAACAAAGGTGAAAAAATGAGCAATTTAACTTCTTGGGAATGGTGGTTGGCCACCTATTTCTTAGCGGCCGGAGTCGCATTCGCCTTTTACGTAGGTCAGTTAGTCGTAAAACTGTTGCTGATTAAATTTGCTAGTCATAAACGTATCGATGATGGTCTGTGGCGTCTTGGCACCCTGGTGGAAACTCGCTACGGGCAACTTAAGGAGAACGAAACCATTACTATCCAAGCGAAACGATTCACTGCCACCATCACAAGAACACCTAGTCGTAGAGTGGCCTTGATCAAAAAAGTCACAACCGAATAAAAATACAACGATAAGTATTTACTTACTTATCTTTTGTGTATAAGATGACTTTGTTTTCGTTGAGACGCGACTGTTTGAACTTAAATACAAGTGCAAACGAAGAAGTCTATCTGGCAGTAGCCTAATAAGCCAAACACCAGCGAGGTCAGTTTCCAGCCTCGTTACCGAAATGGGACACACTGAGCGAGTGTGATTGCAGAACGCAGGAGGGAACATTCATGTTCCCTCCGATGAAGTAACAGAATGGGCGGTTGGTATATTTTCAACTCCATATGACTCCCGGATTCTTAGCCACTGACCGCCCATCCTGTTACGTCATTTTGTTCAATTATGTCGTTTATACTGGGTTAAAAAGCGGCGACGTAGCCCGGCTGGTATGGTTAGCCAGCACACAACGTTGAGGCCATTACATTTTTATCAATTCTAAGGTTCTATTCACAGAGATACCGGCGAGCGTTGATATGTAACATGTTGGGCAAACATTCAATCGGAGTAGTGGCCTCAACGTTGTGAAGACGGGATTGTTGTGTAGGTTTAACCACTGTTGCCATTGGTGCCTGTTTTCACAACAAATGATTCCATACATCACATTGTATAAATTACAAAGTAGGTGCTGTCCTCAGAAACATCATCTACTTAAAGATTTTGCCTTCTACTATTGAGCGAAGTCGAAAGCGTCTGGCACTAACGAAAAGTGCAAGTAGCGGTGCGTTTCCTGGCAGAAACTAAACCGTCGCGATTGGCACTGTTGAGTAATAAATACTGGCAGTGCTGAATTGATGGTGTAGCTCAGCGGTAGAGCAGTTGGCTGTTAACCAACTGGTCGGTGGTTCGAATCCACCCACCATCGCCAATTTAGGGGAGTTAGTCCGTAGAGGTAGCGGTGTAGACTGTAAATCTACTGTCATGGCGACTCGGGTGGTTCGACTCCATCACTCCCCACCAAATTGCCGGTTTAGCTCAGTTGGTAGAGCAGTCGCTTTGTAAGCGAATGGCCAGCGGTTCAAGTCCGTTAACCGGCACCAACACAACAGGTAAGAGCATTGGGCGAATCGGCGATACTGACCCACAAGGCCGTAAATCGATAGAGTCAGACCAGTGCTCTTACCGTTGTGAGGAAGTGCAGCTCTTTGAAGCAACCAGAAGATAAGCATCTGGCTTCACAACACAACGATAATATCATTACGGTTAATCGTCGTTCATGTGCACAATGACTGGTCGAAAGGTAGTGATCTTACCGTTGTGATGAATGCACAGGCTGATGTGCCGCAACTACAGTAGTGCGCGCTTTGCGGGGCTTGCTACAACCCTGTGTCGGAGTTCAGTACCGACCATCACAATAGCTGGAGAGTAGGGAGCATGGTGCTCAAGCGGTCTTGAAAACCGTTCCATTGTGCAAACGATGATGGTTCGATTCCATTACTCTCCGCCAGACACAGCGTTGAGCGGTTTGGCCTTTTAATCAACTCGATTAAGACTCCGCTAACATAAACCAGACCGCTCAACGCTGTGATAGATAATTACGGCAGACGTTCTTAACCATAGCTTGCTAACATCTTAGCAACACTTTTTTCAGCGCAAAATTCAAAGGGGCTTCGGCCCCTTTTTTGTTGAACAGTGCAATTTACTTTACATAGTCGCCCAGTTTTAATATTTCGCGCTTATATTCTTTAACCATGCTACTGGATTCAGTATAAATTCGATTTAAAAGATTATCGCTATCTTTATTCTCATTTATCTTAATGAGTGATAATTTAAATTCATAGTCATCAAATGCCACAATCAAATGGTGGCCTGGGATTATATCTTCGTCACTCTTGAAGTATATATCTTCAAGTATGTAATCTAGTTGATTAGATTTTCTTTTCTCGATGTAATCTTCAGCCATAGCTATTACATCATTCCTGTCATTTAACCTGTTTTTTTCGGAAGGCACATCTTCGTAATGTTGCACGATTGAACAACCAATAAGGCGTGGGATGTAAACGTCAAAATGAGTAACTCTATCATTCGCGGTTTTAAGTTGTTCCTCAAAGTAGTTTCTTACATGTAAAGGCAACTTCTCAAAGTAATCATTAATTATAGGAGAACAAGGAGTTTTATAATTCATAAGAACCGACGGTACGAGCTGTGGGCGTCGAAACATCCAGTCCCTTTTAACGTCCGATGGAACATAATAACTTTTAATGATATTATCAAAATAATTTATCATTCGAGATTTGAATATTTTATTGAATCTAAGGTTTATGAATGTATCCAGATAAGGCATATTTGAATAAGCATCATCAAAAAATATTTCATCATTGAAAAAATCATATTTATTCAATAAACAACACAGTTTTTCCGAATTAATATGTTCACAATAATCGATTTTTAATCCAAAGATAGCAATGATCAACTTCATCTGAGGTGGGATTTTAAAAATTAATTGTGACACATACGCTCTTTTTTCCTTGAGACATTCCCCATCAATATAAAATGAACTATCCACATACTCAAATATATTAATAATATGCTTCACATACTGTATTACCTCATGCTGTTTTACCAATGGGTAATAGAGTCTATGTAACTCATCGCTGTTTAAATTAATTTTGTGTTTATCGATAATTTGTTTTGCAAGAAGACATAACGCATCATGTTGATTTAATAAGGAATCAAACCATTGTTTAAATGCACTCTTTCGCATTTCGAACAATGATTCAGTTGTTAATTGAAGGGCTGAAAAAGCTGCTTTTGCACTTTTTCTCGCTTCGTAGGCATTCCATGCTGTTGCTATAAAAGCAAATGCTGTAGCCAATGTTCCAACAGTTTGACCATTTAAAACAACCCAATCCCAAAAAATAACGGTGAGCAGTAGTATAATAATGAAAATTAAAAAAGGCATGTATGTATTTCACTCTACTAACTATAAATTATTAGGCTAATGTTAACCAAACAATGCCTTAATTAATAGATTGATCGAGGCTTTAATAGCTTTATAATGCAGACTGCAAAGATAAGTATGCACATACCTATCTTCTTTGTAAGTAAAGTTGCATATCAATTCTATGAGGTAACAATGACGATCACTATCTACGGACGAGATAACTGCTCATACTGCAAACGTGCGGTCGAGCTGGCGAAGCAACTAAAGGGACATGGCTACGGTGATTATGAGTACATCGACATCACCACTGCCGGTATCAACAAGGAAAAACTAAGTGAAATTGTTGGTAAACCGGTAGAGACTATCCCCCAGGTGCTGATCGATGGCCAGCCGATTGGCGGATACACAGAACTGGCTGCATACGTCAGCACCCTCTGATTTTAACGGCTCACAGGAGCCGTTTTTATTCCCACCAAACTCACTCCCATTTCCCTTAAAATTCAAAAAACAACGTCAAAATGATTCCATACCTACTATGTATGGAATCATTACTGAAAATGAGTTACTTTTACTCTTGATCCTATAAGAATCTATGCCTAATATACTGTTTACTTATACAGTGAATCGGCGTAACTCGGTGATTGTCATATGAAAAATAGCTTTGACAGAGCACGCGCTGCGGAGAACACCTCAAAAGAGGCGATTGAGTATCTCGAAAGAGCATCTCAAATGCAGGCCGTTATGATCTCGCAGGTCAGCAATGACATGAGATTCTCGGACGCATTCATGTTATTCACTCGCTTATCTCTGCTGATAACAAGACGTCGGCCAGAGATCGCTGTTCATTGTATTTTGATACATGTTTTGCCGCACATTGCCGATGTAAAAGTAAGTGACATTAATAGGTTCATGGTGAACCAACTGGTCAACCCACTAATACTGGATGGCAAAATTGTTATGGGCCGCCGCGTTTTCTCTCTGATGAAGCAGTTCCTTAGCTGGTGCGCCTTCCAGGGGATGATAGACGTGTCACCGTTAAACGATATGTCACTAAACAAAGTTGCCGGTGGCGCAAAGCCCACACCTCGCGAGCGGAAGCTGACCGACGCAGAGGTATGGGTGTTCTGGAATATATGGGACTACTTCAATGTGTGCGCTGGTACAAAATGGGCGGCCAGGCTGTGTCTTGTATCCGCAAGACGACCTGACGAAGTACTGCGGGCTAAAAAAAGTGAGTTCAATCTTAAGCGTGGGGTTTGGAATCAAGGCAAGAGGAACAAATCTGCCCGTGAGCATTCGCTGCCTTTAAGCACATTAATGCGCACATGTATTGAAGAGTTGTTCGAATACGGTAAAGGCAGCCAGTGGCTCGTGCCTTCGAATAAAAAAATCGGGAAAGACCTTCCTATGTCTAAAGTGGCAATAGCCCAGGCATTACGTCGTATCCTGGAACGACCAGAACTGATGGAGCTTGAGCCATTTACACCCCGAGACTTGCGCCGTACTGCGCGTAGTTACTTCCCAGCATTAGGCATAAGCCAGGAGGTATCACGCAAAATCATGAACCACAGTCTTGAGGGGATAGATCGAGTCTACGACCGGCACGATTATATGGACGAGATGCGAGACGCCTTAGAAAGTTTCTCGACGTACATCGCATCAATCGTAGAGCAACCGGATTTAGACGAAATTGACCACAAATTCAAGGGAGATCGTCTATCAACAGAGCTTATTCGTGTAAATTTTTCATAGAGACTTTATGGCCTCAACAACCTTTTGTGATGCGCCTTTCTCTTTACCGAATCGCTCGTTATATGCAGCAAGAACCTGTTTTTCGTCCTCGTTAAGAGGAGCGGTGCCTTCTTTGTATAAAAATGCTGCGAGTTCAGGTTGGCGTTCTTCCAGCACCATCATCATAAGACGACTTGGCTCAATACCCAGCGCCAGCGCCAACGGACGAACCTTATCGATAGGCAAAGGAATTTTGCCACTTTTAATTAAAGAAAGGTTGTTGGCATTTTTATAACCAATAAGTCTGGCTATTTGGGCCTGACTCATAGGTGAGGATTCAATCAGCCCTGCGATAAAAGCAGCATAGCGACTTTCTATAAATTCAATCTTGTTGTCAGACATTGTTACAACCTTTGCGCGTTCAATTCTCTCTGGTAAGTGCTTACCGATATTACATCAAAGGTTAGGGTTGTAAAGCTATTATCATTTTTTCGATAGGCACTTAAAAGACCGGTTAAAGGCCATTGCACGGAGAAAAATTAGCCCAAAACAGGTAAGAAAATTAACTTGCATATGATATGAATGTATTCAGTATTGATATAAATTTTAGTAGTATTCCTTACCATAGTATAAGTTAGAATGGATTGATTGAATGAACACCACTATTTCCAGCCTAATCGCTCTTGAGATCGGACACGTACAGAAATTAGCTGATGAGTGTGTAGCTGACATCCTCACCGATCTACCGAATGAGCAGATTCAGGTTGGTGTGAATGACACAACTGGCTTTATATTCGAACTTAACAACAAACGCTTCACGCTTCTCAATATCGGCTCCGGGTCTTTAGCCGTCAGAATCTGTTAACCCCTCTTCTCCCTGCGCGAATGGCTTAGTTCCCTGTTCGCGCAGTGCTACATTAAACACACTAGTAAATAATTTGTTTTCATAACAAAGGATTAGCCATGTCTAAAAAACGTTCCATCAAAGAGGTTCAGGACTTCCGTGACAGTGTAAAACGAGTAGTCGCTCTCCTTTCAGGTAAAAACATCCCTGTTGCAGAACGAGGGGACGACGCTTATGTACGCTATAACGATGATGGAGAGCCAATTCTCGTAAACATCCCATCAATCCCGGATAACGCAACACCGGCATTGATGAATGCTGTGCGCGGATTTCTCGATCATGAGGTTGCTCACATTTTGTTTACCGATATTCGTGTGTCCAACAAAATGAGAGAAAAAGGACGCGTTCCTTCCTGGTCGCTATGGAATGCCTTAGAAGACGTGTTCATCGAGCGAAAAATGGGTCAGGTCTTTAACGGAACAAGACGTAATCTGATGGCAACTCAGCGCCTTATAATCGAAAAAGTCTTTAAACCAAAGGCTTCAGAGGCTATTGCTTATTGTGGCAAAGATCAGCGCGCGCTTTTTCTAAACTTCTTTCTCTGTCCGGTTGTAAGAGCCTGGGATGGCCAAGCACCGTTCGTAGATTTCATGGATGAACATTGGCCTGTCATTGAGAAACCAATTTCATTATTAAAAGAACATGGTATCGATGTGGCCGTGCGTAACATGTCTTGCACCGAGGATTGTGTAAAGGTGGCTGCGACCATAGCTAAGATCCTCAAAGACACTGAAAGTGAAAGCAAAGGTAAGGAGTCAGCTCCGGGAAAAACTTCCGATCCTTCAGACGCTGACCAGACGGATGCCTCTGGAGAAAACAATGAAGACAACGAAGATCATGAGACTCCCTCAGTGTTAGATAATCACAAATCTATCAAATCAGAATCACATAGTAAGTACAAACATGATAATAACGACAGTGATGATTCAGATAATTCTGAATCATCAGAAACAATATTCGATGATACAGAAAATGATAAAGAGGTATCAGATTCTGATGCTTCTGATAACGCGGCGTCAGAATCATTAACCGCTGACCACGAAAAAAGAAAAACGACAGAAGACGGCTCTTCAGATATCCCAACTCCGTCAAAAATGAGTCTGGAAGAGGCTTTAGAGGAGTTGGATAGCATGGAAGATGAAGTCGGAGGCATGACAGAAGATGCGCTATCCGAAACGATTAAAAGCGAGTTAACAGAAAGCTCGAAAAGCGAATACAGGCCATACAATCGCTCATACGACTTCATCGGCTCGATTGATCAGGCAGAAGCCCATATCAAACGGCTTATTAAAACATTCTCCGATATTGATTTGGGAGGATATCCAATCAGCCGCTATCGCATCGTTCCTGAAGGCAACCAGCTCTTCGACAAATATATTGAAAAGCATCTTTCGTCAGGTGTTTCGTCGACGCTGGCAAAAGACCTGGAGCGAGCAATAGCAAGCAGAAACAGAGTTCAGTTTATACCGGGCCAGCGTCGGGGGCGCATTCATGGTTCTAGTATCTACAGATTAGCAATGAATGATGCTCGCGTGTTTCGTAAAAAAGAAGAATCTAAAGCCGTTAACGCCTGTGTTCAACAAGTGATTGATTTATCAGGTTCAATGAGTGGTATAACGATTAAACTGGCTCTTGCAAGTGCATATACCATCGCCGATGCCCTTGTTCGAATAAATGTTCCCAACATTATCACCGGCTTCACTACATTTGGTAGTCATATGGCGGCAGGAGAACTTAAGGCTGTCAAGTATGAGTTCTCTCGCTTTGAATCTTTAATGCTACCTATCATCAAAAATTGGAATGAAAAGGTAAATTCTCGCGAAGTTCGCTCACGTATGGGGTGCGTAGGCTACACATTCCCACTTCTTAATAACGTGGATGGTGAAAGCATAGCCAGCCTTGCATCGTTATTTTCCGGTCGCATGGAGGACAGGAAGATCATGCTTGTTCTGAGTGATGGCGCGCCGTGGGCTGTTGGGAGAGGTTTTGACGCTCATTTGCGTTCAGTTGCGAAGCAAATTGAAACGCAGACTGATATTGATTTGATGGCAATTGGCATCATGACTGACGCACCGGAGAGATTTTACTCAAATCATGCCCTGGTAACGAGCGTTGATAGTCTTGGTTCATCTGTAGTTACTGAACTATCTCGTATCATTTTAAAGTGAACAAAACAGCCTTAACGATAAGTAACCACTTACGATATATAATGATATATTTATATAAGAAGTTGAACGCTCATTAGAGAACAAAGGAAAAACGCATGACGACTACTGCACTGCAAAATGAAAAAAATCCTTCTGATTACCTTGTTTGCAAGTGGTGCGGCAAATCATTTCACTATTTTAAGTCCCATGTAGCCAATGGTAATTGCGAGGGCATTCCTGAGTCAGTAAAAGATGCCGATCCTGACACCGTACTGAAAATGTACACAACGCAGTTTCCAGATGAACCAACGCTATCGAAAAAGGCACTTGATGCAATTCAAGCTAAACGTGCCGAGCAAAAAAGCGAAATGGCCAAATCTTCTGGCTTGACCAGTAGCCCTGGCTACACAGGCACAGTTGAGTACAAGACAGATCTGGTCGCAGCTCACGAACTGCTAAACGTAACGGTGGAAGAACTCGGAACAAAACGTGGGACGCCGCTCATGGTTAGCGTCAACGTCAATACGCCGTATCCAGAGTTCGTTCCCGAAGTGAAGAAAGGCTACGTATATGGCGACTTCGAACTGATCAAAGATATTTTCATGATGCTTGAACTTGGCATACCTGGCTATTTGTGGGGTCATGCAGGAACAGGCAAATCGTCATTGCCTACACAGCTATGTGCTTTGCTCAATCGTCCGTTGATCCGTGCCCAACATACAGCATCAATGGAAGAGGCACATGTTACGGGGCAAATTCTGGCGCGTGATGGCTCTACGTATTTCGAACCTGGCTTGCTTGCGCTCGCAATGAAGCATGGCTGGGTTTACCTCGCGGATGAATACGACTTTGCGTTTCCACAAATTCTTGGCGTGTATCAGCCAGTGCTGGAAGGTGAAGCGTTGGTCATCAAAGAGGCAACTCCAGAATGGCGTCGCATTACTCCGCATGAACGGTTTGCTTTCATTGGCACTGGCAACACGAACGGATCTGGTGATGAAACCGGCTTGTACCAGGGTACAAACATCCAGAACGCCGCGAACTTTTCGCGTTTTGGCATCGTTTCGAATGTGAAATACATGAGCAAAGACGCAGAGATCAACATGTTGACAAATGCAGGCATCGTGGATGAATACGCTGAAAAGATGGTTAAGTTTGCCGGTATCGTTCGCGATGGATACGAAGAACACCTTATCAGTCAGCCAATTGGCCCTCGTGAACTTTTGTTGTCGGCCAAGATTGGAATGATGCGAGGCGACTTTGTGACAGGTATTGAGCGTTCTTTCATTAACAAACTCCCTTCAGCTTCTGCACAAGCGGCTCGTGAAGTTGTTCAAAAAATATTTGGTTGATCGTGCGTAAAGGATGTTTCGGCTCTCTTATCGCTGCTTCTGAAACTGGTAAGGCTTGTCTGGTGTGTCCAGACAAGCCTGATTGTCACCAATCAGCAAAAGAAGTTGCGATTTCGATGCATGGGAAGTTCGTAGGCTTCCCAAATGACAAAATCAAAAAAACCAGAAAGGTAAAAACACATGAAGGCACTGATGGTTCGAACTGACTTCTCACTTGGGGAGTCGGCTTTAAAAGCAGAAAACGCGGTGAAGATTGCCAGAGAAGCTGGCTACACCGCTGTAATTTCAGCAGATAGCATGAATATTGCGAGTGTTATTCCACTACAACGTGCCGCTGGTGACGACATGGCGGTTATTTGTGGTGTGAAACTAAATATCGTTGATGATCCCACATACGAGCACCGGGCTAAACTTGCTAAAGAATCTAAGGGATGTATGGAATCATTAGAGCGAGGACGTAACTACTCGTTTACCGCTCTAATTAAAAATGAGAAAGGATATCGCGACATCTGCGAACTAATGACGGCGGCCAACACACGAGAACAGTTCTACTTTGTACCGCGTCTCTCGCTCGAACAGTTGGTTTCTACATATGCCAAAGGCAACATCATCCTGCTTACTTCCGACATCGGTAGCGTGTTCCAACGCAACGATTTTGCAAAAATCATAAGCACACTGATTACAGCGGGTGGAAAAGACAACTTCTATAGTGTGGTTTATCCGCACCCTACCCCATTCTACGACCAGATTAACGTCCGGGCGATGAAAGTCGCCAGCGCATTGAAAATAGAGCCAGTGGCGTTCTATCCCGCTTATTACGAATCGATCGACGATGCAGACATTAAAGACATTGCGCACATGGTTACGAACAACATCAAAATCGACCAGCCGCATCGTCTGCGTATCCCCCACCAGCGAGATAACGCCGTCAATGGTCGCCGCCATCTCCTTGAGGCGCTTAAAGCCTTCTCCGTTCGCATGGATGTGCCGGTAACAGCTGCAATGGCCTCAACAACGCAGGATACCATTATCGATGCCTGCACATGGCGCTGGCATGAATTGCCGCCAGCACTGCCAAAGATGGCAGACGACGAGCCTGCAACGCTTATGAAACTGGCTGTTGCAGGGCTGCGTAAACGTCTTACCACAAAAGAGTTTGGCTACACACCACCTGCTTCTGAGAACAGGGTTTATGTTGAGCGGCTAAAGTACGAAATGGACACGCTGACTCGCCTGGGATTCTGTGGTTACTTCCTGATGGTACGCGATCTGATGAATCACAGCCGTGAAACTGGCATTCCTGTCGGGCCTGGTCGTGGTTCCTCTGCCGGTTCTCTGGTGGCGTGGTGCATAGGCATAACCAACGTCGACCCAATCCGTCACGGTCTTCTGTTTGAGCGTTTCATCAACCCTGAGCGTCTCGACTTGCCGGATGCGGACTTGGACTTCAGCCAGGCACGTCGCCATGAGGTGATCGAGTATCTGAATGAACGCTACGGCGAAGATTACGTTGCAGGCATTCCGAACTTCACCTACCTGGGCGCAGCCTCTGCACTACGTGACACCGCTCGTATTTATGGTGTGGAGTCCGCAGATATGGCGGTATCAAAAGAACTGAAGAACGTCGAGGATGATAGTCTTCCATTGGAAGAGCTGCGCGAACAACTGGCAAGTCTCGACAAATACGCAACAAAATATCCTGATGCATTCAATGCAGCCTGCAAGTTACAAAGCCTTATGCGTGGCTTTGGTAGACATGCGGCAGGGATAATCGTAGCAGGTGTTCCTCTGACATGTCACGAACGGTGCAATAGTGATCCACACCCAACGCCTGAAATCAGATCCAGGGGGTAATCTGCTCTCCTGATTCAGGAGAGCTTATGGTCACTTTTGAGACAGTTATGGAAATTAAAATCCTGCACAAGCAGGGAATGAGTAGCCGGGCGATTGCCAGAGAACTGGGGATCTCCCGCAATACGGTTAAACGTTATTTGCAGGCAAAATCTGAGCCGACCAAAATATACGCCGCGACCTGCTGTTGCTTCACTCCTGGATGAATACCGGGATTATATTCGTCAACGCATCGCCGATGCTCATCCTTAACAAAATCCCGGCAACGGTAATCGCTCGAGAGATCAGAGACCAGGGATATCGTGGCGG